GGACCCTTTAAAAATCCATATGCCTCAACAAGGCATGCATATAATAAACCAGTGGGAAACTGATTACTTAAATATGATGTTGTATTACTAGCAGATAATCCTGTTGGCTTCAATATATAATTTAACTGCATAGTATATACCAGATCTGGAATAGGGGCTAACACTATAGTATCTTCATCCCAATAGCTAAAATACTTAGGTAATCCTGTTGAATTACTAGCATTATATTCATTAATAAATCCAGTATCTCTATATTCTACTACAGCATTAGGACCAGTGTATGTAGCACTTGGAATAATTTGAGCTTCTCTTATAATTAAAGTTTGATCTGTTCCTACAGAAGGTGTGTTTACATATGCTTGACTTGCAACAACAGTTGCAGTTGCATATTTTCTATTATTATCAGAATCTACTTCTCTTAAAATTCTATATTCAGCATCCAATATAAATCCATCAATAATACTTTGTGTAAATACATTAGAATCTACTTCTGTGTAGTTTCTAATTTTTGCTGTTAGTTCTGCGTATGTCATATTAAGCTTGTAAAGTTACTGGACCAGAAGAACATTGTCCCCCGCCGCCCGTAACTTCTCCCGTTGTTGCTGTACTAGTACTTACAAAATAATAATAATTTGTAGTATCACTTACATTACCAGATGAATTTATTTTACCAACTATAATAGAGAAACCATTTGCATTTGAAATATCAGTAACATTATCAAAAGAAGGTACATTTTGAAAACCAGTAGGACTGGTTGGGCCTCTAAATCTTACAGTGTTACCGGTAGATCTTTCATGATTTTCTTCATAAACATTTATATAAGTAGTTCCAGAATATTTAATTGATTGAAAAGGATTAGGATCTAATGAAATTAATACAGGAGGTTCTACTCTATCAGGATGTGCATATTGTAAACCTTGTGGATCTGCAACTGCTGGTTTTGGTTCAAGTTGCGGTTGTTTAGCTTCATATTCAGAAGTATGAACCCATGAACCATTCCACTCTTGTACCATCTCTTGATATGGAAATCTCTGACCCGATCGGTCGGAGATCATATAAGCACGTCTGCCTCCAGATAAATTTCCCATTATAAGCTCGGATAGTAAAGTTTAGGTGTTATGAATGAACTTGAAGGAGAGCCGTCTTGTTCTAATGCTCTCTTTAATTCATCCTCATATAATAATCTCATTTCTTGTCCACGTTGAGGTGCAAATTTAATTGATAAATAATAAGCAAGTCCCGCGCACATGCACGGAACAAATCGATATGGAACATCTGTTATATTTGTATAAGCTCCAACATCTTGAATTCTTTTTGCATAATAATAAAACATTACATTATTCACCTGATCTGATCCTGGTGTTAAATATAAAGTGATTGTAATTTTATCTATAAGTCTTTGTACATAATATTGAGTCGGTGTTCCTTCTGAATATTTAGAAGATAAAGCGCTGTAACCTGATCTGCTAATTTTTGTAAGTGGAAAATCAACAACTGGACTTTGATCTGTTTGTCTATAACTTGCTTCTAAAATATCATCAGCACCATATGTAATAGAGTTATAATTATAAACTGCTGTATTATCGGTGTGAGTTGCAGCCGTTGTACTATTAGCTCCTCTGACACATCCTGTTATTGTATTATTAGCTGTATTAGTACCTGTATAAGTAATTTGTTCTGAATCTATTAATAAAGTTCCAGTTGTTGGAAACTGCCAAACTGAATCTAATGTAATTGTTGTAGCGATTGCAGTAAGTGCACCATCTAAATAACTAAATGTACCATCTGAAGTACCATCTCCTGAAGATCTATAAATAGTATAAACAGATTGACCCTCTACCATTGAGATTGTGTTTTGTGCAACTTCCCAATAATGAAGACCTCGGTTAGACCACTCTTGAAACATAATGTTCAGCGAGCGACGGGCGGCTTTCATCTGATGACCGGTATTATTAATCATACCGATTCTTTCAAATGACTCTAATATAATATCATCTATATAGAAAGTTTTTTCAAAAACTGTAGTTCCTGATGAAGCCATAATTGACTCCTACTTATCTATAAATAACGTAATTGCTAAAGCGCTAGTATTACTTACAATTCCAATACCATCAACAATTGAAGTACCATTTCGTTCTGCGTATAGAACTCCATCTTCTGGAATATTTAAAGTTTCTACTTGCCCTGCTCCAACAGAAATTGGAATATAAACTTGTGTAGTTAAAGAAGTGCTAACAGTAGTAGCATTTAATAAACCATTAATTATAGCAGTCCCTGAACTTCCAGTTGATTGTGCAATAAATCCTCTTAATCTTGTTGGTCCAGCAAATAAAACTGCAGTACTAACATTACTTGCTATTGCAACTGGTTTTACATCACCCTTCATATTTTTCTCCTTTTAATTAAGGAGCCCTTTCGAGCTCCTTAAAAATTAATTATTATACCGCAGCACTAAATGGAGTAGCTGGTGTACCTGTGTCAGATGAACTTACAGTTACTGCCCATTTACCTGTTGCTAATGCAACACATTCAATTATTGAAGGTGCTATACCGCCTGTTGTCGAACCGTTTAAAGTAACAGTATCAGATGAAGCGGATGTATTAAATCCAACTGCATTATCTGAAGTGTCATCTACAAATATAGCACGACCTGACATAACGTCAGTTGCGTTTGCAACTTGTACAATTAAAGAACCAGTTTTAGTGGTATCAGAAAAAATTGTAAATTTTGCGCCAAGGTTATTTGAGTTATTATAATCTGCTCCTGGTCCAGCATTTGCTGAATCAGCTGTAGCGTTGATTGCTGGTAATGTATAAGTTACCGCGCCAGCGCCACTATTGTAGACTATTCTTCCTGCGTGCTCAGCAACTGTTAAAGTTGTGCTTGAGTTTGCAGTTATTACGTTTGCAGGTCCCGTTTGTATAAATCCAGATTTGGATACTACTGGTCCTGAAAATGTTGATGTTGCCATAGTTTTATTCTCCTAGTTATTCCAATCTAGTCTCTAGGCCGTCGACTATACGCGTCTAGATCAGAAGTTAATGTATAGTGATTAAAATATAGCTTAATTTATTAAATAGTGCAAGGGATACCTGCATCGAAAATCTACTTTTCGGATATATAGCTAGGTTTTTAGCCCGCTATAGAAAATTCAGGAGCAGCCATTTCTACTTTAATTTGTCTATGAGCAATTTCTGCTTCAGACAATTTAATTTGGTTAATGATTCTTCGAATCTCTTCGTCGATCCTAACCATATCAAGAGTATACTTTCCCTCTTGAACGTAGTGTTGCTCCCAATCAAGTTCTAACGACCTTTTCTTCGTGTAAAGGTTTTGAACTGATATCATCTACAACCTCCTCATAGGTTATCCAGCATTTATCTTTAGCAAAAGATCGCATGCTGTCTTTAAGTAATATACCTTTTTTTCCTATTTTGTCAAGGATAGCTAATTCTATACTTTCTGCACTATCTTCTGCTTCAATGTTAAAACTAGCCTTGTGACCATAAGCTCTAAGTTTTACTTGAAACAATTTTGTCATAATTCATTCTTTCTATCAGATTTAAGGGGCCCCATAAAGAGGCCCCAAAAATAAAAAATGCTTATAGATTAAGCACCTGGAGAACCGTACATACCTCTAGGGTCAGACCAGCCGAAGCTGTATCTTTCTCTAGCTTTGTATCTTACGTTACCAGTATCAAAATCACCTTCCATAGCAGTTTTGATAGGTGCTCTTACGAACATCTTCATACCGTTTGGAACGTCAGTTTTGATAAAAAATGCATCAGTATCAGTTAAGAAATTGTTAACTACATAACCTTGTGGAACCATTCCCATTGATTTGATTGCATTAATGTCATTATCAGAAGTAGAAGTTCTACCTGCTGATTTCATTAATCTTTCCGCTGTGAATTGTAATTCTTTTGGAATGATTAATTTAACACCTTGAGCTGCAATTTTTAAACCACGCTCATCAGTAAATGCATTGATATCAATCAATGATTGTTCTAATGAAGTTTCGTTTAAGTCAGCAGCTGTGCTTAACGTGTTGCTAAACGTACCAGCAATTGTAGGATGTGAAGTGCTTAATAAAGCAACTCCGTCACCACCAACATAAGAAGCGCTAAATGCGTTATTTAAAACGTTAGCCCCTGTTACTTGCTTAGTATTTGCCATAGATCTTGCTAATGCTTTTGTATATCTAGACGCAAGTCTGTCATACAAATTGTCCTCAATCGCTTCTTCAGTGATTGCGAAAGCAAGTGCTATAGTGTTGTGAGTGTATCTAGCTGTGAAAGTTTCTTGAGCGTTATCAAATGTAACACCAGATCCTTCCGGCTTGATTTCTGCGTTAGCGAAACCTGATAACATTACTTCCTCTTCGAAAGCTCTGTCTGAAGTTTCAGTATCGAAAATTTCAAGATGCTGATTCTCATATCTCTTATATTCCAGGCCGAATAGTGCATTCAATCCTGGTTCTAGTTCTTTGACTAGTTGTCCTCTTGATATAGCCATATTCTTATATTCCTGTAAATTGTTTAAAGAAATGGTTATTAATGATAGCAGTTACTACTACGTTCGTAGAGTAAGTTGTTGCATTTAATAATTCATTTCTACTGTTGTCTTTTGACACACCGATAACTCGCATTTGAGCACCTGTGGAAACTGCCAATCCAGTAGTATTTATTTGTACTTTAGATACAAAATTAGCTGAAGATCCAGCTGTATATACCACATTTCCGTTTAAGAAAATGTCTGCGATTGCCAGAGCTCCGGAAGCTTGCACTTCATATCTCTCATACGGGTCATCTGTAACATAGCCCACGATATCTGTAGCAGAGTTTGAAGCTGCTAAGTTGTTGGCCCATGTTGGTTTCTTAGTTGAAGCATTCGTAAAGAAAACTCCGTTCAGTGAACCTAACAATTGATCAGTAGTTGAAGCTACCGTAATGTATCCAGTTGTCGCTGCTGTTACTGGATCATTTTGATAAATAGCTGAGCTACTTGCCGCAATGTTATATTCACTTAAACCTTGAGCATCTCTATTCTGTCCAACTTTGCCTATCGGATTTAATCCGAAGGCTGCGTTTGGGTTAGCCATAGTTTTTTCCTTGTTTAAGTTTATTTAATCGTTGGTATTACAAAAAAATTATTTTTTGTTGGTACCACCGAAAGTTACACGAGTCTGCCTCTCACTATTGATTGGCATACTTGGATGCTGATCCTTATAGACGTCGTTATTAATTGCATCTTCTCGATCCTTAGTTTGTTTTGCAAAATAAGCATTACGAGCCTTTGCGACTTCTTCAGGTATCCTTGCCAGCGCAAGGCCGCCATGTCCGATTACTCCCGCGTATTTTCCGTCTTGAATCGTCGAAAAATTTTCACCTGGATATTCGTCAGCTCTCACTAACTCCCATCCGGTTCTTAATTTATTCGAAACGTTTTTAGTGTCATCCTGACCTAAAACTTCGAGTCTAATCCAACGGTGTATAAAACCGTCTTTTGGGCGCGGTGCATCTAAACTTGATGGTGGAGTCCAAGTTGTAGGTCTCTTTTCAGCAGTCCTAGTTTGGCTCGCACGTGGGGTCTTAATTTTTTCGTTTGTCATATGCCTATACCTCCTTCGTGATATTTAATTGTTTCGCATACTCTTCCAATGGCACTCCTAATTTTTTAGCGATAGCAACTTGAGAAGGTGTGAGTCTCACAGTTTTGCGACCAGGTTTTACACTTCGCTTCGCTGAAGCTACTTGTTGTGTCGGTCTAGTCGTTTCCGTTGTTGCATTCTTATCAAATTTATGGGGAAACTCAAGTCTTATTCTTTTATCAATTTCCACATAATATTCGTCACTTGCTGGGTCGTATCCTTCATCATCTACAAGCTTTTTATGTATGTCAAAAGCCGTGTAAGTCATAGCTGAATCAGATCCAAACCATCTATTTTTAGCTCCCCAAGATTCAGCTTTAGAATCGGGTATTTCTGGTCTTTGAGAGGTCCTATTTAAATTGATGTCAGTTCTAGGAGCTTCTTTTTGTGTATTTTCATACATTTGCTTAGTATCAATTAATCGAGCTTCTTCATAACCAAGTCTAGCTATTTCTTTTTGAATGGTTACTTCTGCTTCTATATCTTGAGCAAGTCTAGCTTCTCTAAGCTTAGATTTTGCTGCTTCAAGACCTGAATTGATCCTCGCTTCTCGTTCCTTGACACTTACATTTTCTAATACAGAATATTTTTTAATAGTTGCATCTTTTTCAACTTTTAATACTTCTGCATATCGAAGGGCTTCTTCTTTTTGACGTTCTGCTTCTCGCATTTTTTTTGTTAACTTAGCAATACGTCTTTGTACACCTTCGCTGTAATCTTCTAATTCGTCTTTCTTTGTTTTGTTCTCGTCGCTCGCGTCTTGTGGCGAGTCGCTAGTGGCTTGTGTCTCGGCTGCAACTTTTGCATCACTAGACTTCTCAGCTTTTGGAGCTGCTTCTTGTTCAACAGTTTCAACTACCTCTGATTCGGGTTTAGATGTATCTTCTAACTCAACATCAACTCCTGGTCCAGATGTATCTATATCAACTGTCTTTGCGTTTTTGTCTTCTGGCATAGTTTTCTCCTATGGTTTATATATAGTGAAGTACAGATTCAGGATCAGGAATTGTTCCTAATACTTCATCATCGTTTAATATACGAACTTCACCGCCTTCGATTGGTAGTCGTGATCCCGCGTAGCGCGCGAAAATAACCCAATCGCCTTCCTTGCACCATGAGCCTGTTGGATATTTTTCTTTATCGTAATAAGCTAACGGTCCAATTTTTAAAACGTAACCGCAATTTGTTGCGATTCGTAATCTGTCTAAAGATTCTTGTGCAATAATAATTCCACCAGATGTTTTTTCTTTTGGTGTAAATGGTAATACTAAAATTCTCCAACCACTAGGTGTTGGCAACTCATCAATTACAGGTTTTATATTTTCTGGATTTAATGGTTCTTTGGTAGGTTCAGCTGTCTTAGCTTCTTCTTTATATTTTTCTTCAAGACCTAGGTTTATCTTTGGTATTTCCTTTTCCGAGGTCGATAACGTTTCCTTTTTCATCACTTTGCTCCTTCTTATTTAGCAGGTTAGAGATTTCCTGAATTACTGTTTGATAGGCATTTGCCTGTCCTTGCATATACTTGTATTTCTCCATGCTGTCAACTGTTCCAGATATCATAGCGTCACCAATGTTTTGGTAAGAATCTCTGATAAATTTCTGTA